CATAATAATTCTCCTTTATAGATATGGCGTGAAAGTTAGACACTACATATCCACAATAAAAGAGGCTCGTTGTCTTAGGGTAGTCAGCATTGCTATCAGGATTGCCATCCTTCAAGCGCTGGGCCTATACTCAGAGGTAGTTCTTCGTGTGGCTAGTGCTTATTGAAAAGCATGTACAGGCAGTTTATGCCTGACACTGTACATACCTATAGTTTTATCTACTAATGAGGGATTGTCAACTTATTTCTTACTCATATCGTAAATAAACTTACCAGAGCGCTGAGCATCAAAGATCTCATCCATGCGCTTCTCGTATTCCTTAATAGACATCTTAGCTACCTGTGACTCAGTGATGTACTTAGATGAGTCATCTGTGTCTGGTGTAGCACGTCCTTTAGCTTTGACTGAGGACGCTGCTGCCTTATCAGAGCTAGACACCTTCTTAGTCTTAATGCCTTGATCTGCCTTATAAAGATCAATAACACGTGCAACAGACTTAGCGTCTTCACTGTTCTCATACAGAGCATCCTGTACGACTTTAGGTTGTTTCTCTGCCCAAGAGTGGAACGCATCATCAGCACGAATCTCTTGGAAGTCTGGATGGAAAGAGAGTAACTCTGCTTCTGCCTTCTCACGCTTAGCTGTTGTACGTAGAGATTCAATCTCTTTTAAACGCCCATCAAGCTCAGAGGAGCGCTCACTAGCTTTCTTATCAGCGATAGCCTCAACGATACCTGCTACATCTGGATACTTCTTAGCCCAAGCCTCTACTTCATCTTCTGACTTAGGTAGTACAAGCTCATTCTTTGTAGCTGCATCTAGCTGTGCTGTAAGCTTATCTAATTGTGCCTGAAACGCTTTCTCTTTCTCTTGAGTATGTCGCCGTAGATCACCATAACGTTTCTTGAAGTTCTTCTCCTCAGCACTTAGATCTTCATCTTGTGCTTTGGCTTGTGGTTCTTCTTCTTGTTTGGGACTACTCTCTGCCTGAACTTGGGGTTCGCTAGGCTCTGAGCTATCGGGTTGCGCTTCAACAGCTTCTTCTTCTGTTTCATCTTGTGTTACGCCTGCCTGTTTAAGCAGTTCCCGTAGTTCAGCCTCATCACGTTCTACACGAGAAAGATTACGTTTGTGGGACATTGAGTCCGTTTGAATGGCTTCCGACATTTATTACTCCTTATGTTGGGGCCAGCCTTAGCTGGGTAGCCTTATAGTTTTATGGGTAGTTTAGTTTGTTTTAGTCAAAGTAGCCAGACTTACTTCCCGCTGTGCTACCTCTCTTAGTTTGTGCTCCAAGGCCATCAGACTTATTTCTTTCAGCTGCTTCCTCTGCACGTTGAACTGTATCTTTAAAGGGATCTTCTGTTTTATCTCTATACATAGATCCTGCTGCACTTGCTTTAGCGCCTGCTTCATCTGCTGCACGTTGTCTTTTCTGCTGTCCTTTCTTTGCAACATCAAGGCTGGTACGTACAGCTTCATCTATTTTAATCTGCTCGTTAGCCGCTTTAACCTCTGCTGTTTCTGCAGCTGTTGCAGCAGGAGTATAACCTGCCTCAGGTGTATAACTGTACGGTTCTGTTACACCAGGAGTATCAGTCATAGCTGCTTCTACTTCCTCAGGGGTCATTACAGGAGGAGGTGCAGTAGGATCTACCTCAGGCTTCTTAGCTTCTTCTGTCTTACCGAACAGACGCTCAAACAAACCAGGCTGATCTGCAGTCATAGTCTCTGTAAGATCTGTATAGAAAGCCTTCTGCTTAGCATCCAGAGAAGGATCTTCCATGCGTCGAGCAAGCTCTTTAGTGACTTGCTTAGACTGATGCCACGTAGCTGCTTTGAAGGCCATACCTATAAGAGGGTTAACCATACCTAAACCTAATGCAATAGTGGTTCTACTTGTATCTTTCTGTGCATCAACTAGATCACGTAACTCTGCTGCTGACAAGCCTTTGTAGTCAATAGGCTCTGGATCGGATGCACTTGGGTCAAACCTACTATCATCATCGTCGCTAGGTGCAGCCTCTTTAGCTTCACTAGGTACAGCTTCTGGCGTATAGGGAGAATACCCATCAGGCACTGCACCCATAGGCATACCGTTGAAGAACAGAATAGTAATGATATTACCTGCAGCATTGCTATACTGGCGCTGCTCCATGCCTGTGCCTTGGTAGTTCTCTTCTGTCAGAGGGATGTCACCTGTATCGACTAGACCACCAGGAGCATAACCAGAGATGTAGCCACCCTTATTCATCATAGGCTGTTCTGGCTCACCATCGTCAACTATCTGTAGCTCAGAGATGTCAAAGGGTAGTTCATCACCGCCCATCTCCATACCAATAGGCTCACCACCAATACGTCCATTAGCTTCCATAGCATTGAAGCCTGTCTTAGCTTCTGTACGTAGATCCTCAAAGAACTTAACACCAAAGAAACGAACTACATCAGCAGGTACAACATACTCACCCTCACTCAGTTGAGCAGGGATGTCATCACGTACTTCTTCTGGTAAGGAGCCTGTAGGGACTTCATTGCCTGACACAGGGTCTACCTCTGGTTGATCACCGAAGGCCATTTCCATTTGATCATTTATTGCCATTCACTTTGTCCCTCAAGTATTGTAGTTGCCTAAGAGCACGTAAAGCACCCTGATGTCTGTATAGTTCAGCGGTATCTGTAACACTCTCCATGCTACGGTGTTGTATGGAGATGCGCTCCTCAATCTCAACTAGGAACGCATCCCATTTAGCCTTATCGTTTACGAAGCTCTTAAGCGACATTACCAGTGAACCCTTGCTCACCCGGTGTAGGTGCTGTGCCAATGCCTATCTGAGAGCCACCACCACCTGAGGTGTCCTGTACGCCCTGTGGAGCCTGTCCTTCTGGCGCTGGGCTACCATCAGGCATGTTTACACCTTCTGGCCCTACAGGAGGCTGTACGGGAGCTTGGAAGCCTTTTAGGATCTCAGCTTGGATAGCCGCATCCTGCATGGAGTTAGTAACCTTGTCTGGGTCAAGATCCATAGACTTAGCAATCTCACGAATGATGTAGTCCATCTTAGCAAACGGAGCCAATACTGGGTTCTGTGCGACCTGCAAGAATTGCATCAAGCGCTGTGAGCGTACTTCGTTAGCCATCAAGCTTTCTGTACCAGAGGCATGTACCTCTAAGTCACCACGAATCTTCTCATCAAAATCAAACTGCATGTTGAATGAGAAGAAAGCTTTACCTAGTGGGCGAATCAGATAGTCATCTACGTTCTTAACTACCGTCCGAATAGAACCGTTAGCAGCAGACATAAGCATAGAAATACCAGAAGCGGTACGCCCAACGCCTGATACTCCGGTTTGTCCATGAGCAAAGCTAGGGAATCCAGTACTCTCATCAGCTAGAACTCGTGCTTTATCAAAGAGTTGCATGTTCTCTTGTGCTACGTTAGGGAACTTAGTACCAAAGATTCCTTGTCCCGGGGCACCCCCCTGACGCCGGAACACCTTGCCTGGGTATACAGATAAGTCTTGGCCTGGAACCATGTTAGTCTCATCTACTTCAATGATGAGGTTACCAGATAGTGCAGCATTGTCAATAGCCATACGCATAAAGCCATTCATCAATGTCTGTGTATCATCCATGTTCTCAGCGATACCTACACCAAAGAAGCTGTAAGGGTTATGCTCATAAGGTACGGAGTAGTAAGGGATACGTGTAGGTTTAAATGGGTTAAGTACAAAGCGGAGTACCTCACCATTACAGATCCACACATTACAGTTTACTTCGTCTAGGTCTTTAAGTACCTTGGGGATAGCCACACCATGCTCTTCAAGTACATCTGTATCAACAAAGCCCCAGAACTCTAATACTTCCCAACGCTCAGAGGCTGGCTGTGTATCGTCATCCTCCATAGTCATTTCCCAGTACTTCTGTACATAGTTTGGCCCTTTATCTACTGCCATGCCGATTGAGTCTGACATAAAGTAAGGGCGACCCTTAAGTGACCGAAGTTGTGTGCGAGACATCTTATGACGCTGTACCACATACTCTGCATCGTTCATAGACTTAGCTTCTGGGTCAGGATAGAAGTCCCACACAGAAACGTGGCTACACTCAGGTACAGTCTTTACAATAGGGTCATACTCACCCTCATCATCCCAGTTAGGGTATTCCTTATCTACAGCAAATGGGCCTTTCATGACACCTGTGCCAAGTAGAGCCATCTCAAATGCCATAGAGCGTAGATGCGTAGAAGCGCCAGACTCTTGAAGCTGGTCATGGATCTTCTTTTCCATCTTCTTAGCTGCAACCATAGCAGGATGGAATGTTACAGTAGTTGGTGTAGTACCGTCACCCTCAATGATCTTATCTGACACAGCTTCTAGCTTACTAGACAGAGGGCCAAGACGTTTAGAGAGATCTGCTAAAGTCTCACCTGGTTCTAGCTTAGTGCTACCATCAAGCAAGTAAGGCTGTGCTGCACCTTTCTGAGTTACAGGATTTAAAGCTTCACCAGCAGCAGCAGCATTAGGATCAACGTTAATGTGTACCGACTCAGCTACACCATCAGGAAGTACAGAAGGGTTTACAGATAGAGGGAACTTGTTATTGCCGAATAATACGTCTACGATCTGACCATACGCTGCAAGTGTTTTAGTCTTAGTGACCTTAACAAATACACGAGACTTCTCAGTGTCTGTGAACTGTACGTCCTTGCCATACAAGCCACGATAGTTACGGTAAGCTTTTAGCCAACGTTCTTCATCTGCATAGCGAGAATCCTCAGCACGTTTGTAACGCTCTTCAACAAAAGTTATTACACTTGACTTAGTTTCAAAGATACTGTCAGTACTGTCTTCTGCAGCTACGACTTCATCTGTTTCAAACATTTCTTCTTGTTCTGCCATTATCAATACCCGAATGATGGATCACTAGCCTGAAAGCCAGTGCGTTGTTTTGCTGGGTTGTAATCCCATATGCTGCTACGTGGACGTGTCATAATACCATACCTTAGAGCGTCATATAAGTGATCCTCTGCGTGAGTATCAACATCTTCTGGGTTTCGCTTGTCCAGAGGAATACTAGGTATCTGTGCAATAGTGTTTGTACAGCTATCCATAAATACAAGTTGAGGCTTCTCAGTGAACTCGTCCACCTTTAACCGTCTATGTATCTCGTTCTTACCTGCGACACGTGAGCCTCTTGACCTGTCAGACGGACGCCAACGACACCCTTTTTGATTCATCTGCTCTGCCAAGCTAGGCCCAGTGTCGCCACGGTTGTGCCATAAAGAACTATCCAGCACTCCGTATCGTATTGTACCATCTTTTGCTTCTGCTTCAAGTATTAAATCTGCTAAGTCAGAAGCTGTAACTTTAGAGACATACATCTCACGGTACACAATTACTTGTTCATCAGGGGCTACAGCAAACCACAGAACACCAGTGTAGCTACCATAACCGTAATCGCAAGCCCTAAACTTTGCCCAAGAGTCAGGGACATCGAATGCGTCCACGACATGTACCTTTCGGTCAAACTCTGGAAAAGCTGCCCCCTCGTTAATGTCCCAGTTACCTTCAAGTAACTGCTTGCGCTGATGCTCTGGAAGCGAGAGAAGCATTGCTTCATAGTCGCCAGCGTCAGCCAAGTACGGATTATCGAATAGAGAGGCTGGAATAAAGCGTCTTTTAAATAAAGGTGCGCCTTCTTTACTATGCCCTTTAGGGAAAGTAATCGTGTCACCTGTTTCAATATTAGTTGCCCAGAACGGCTTACCACCGATTGCAGGGTCAATAAACATCTTTTTAACCCAAGCATGTCCTGCTCCTCCGGGGTTTGTTGTTGCTCTCATGTATAGGCCAAGATTGGAAGCATGTGCAGATCTCAAGCGAGACCTCATATAATCCCAAGCGTAAGGGCTAGACCATTGCGTAAGCTCATCGAATCCAATCCAGTTAAAAGCTTGACCCTGATAGCGTGTGACATCCGTGTCTTTATCAAGATAAGACATCCAAAGTCTGCCACCCTGAGGAGAAGTCCATTGCGATTTACGTTCCGACCACTTAATACCAGGTACTGCACGGGGGTATAACTCCTGACTCTTTTGTATTAGTTCCCTTAGTTCTTCTGTAGTATGTCGGACTAGCAACCCTGAGAAGTTAGGGTCATTTAGTCCATGTAGAGGGTCAGCCAACATGGCGTAGCTCTTACCCCCACCAGCTGCTCCACCATAAAGTACCTCACGTTCTGACGCACTCAAGAAGAATGTCTGTGGGCCAGGGTTAGGTTTGAATACTACCTGCTGAGCTTCCTCAACATCATACTCAGGTGCTTTAACTTGTGCAGGTATACTCTCTACAACAGTAGCAACAGGCTCCTCAATACTTTTCGTTAGGGTCTGTGTAGGCTCCTGCGCCTTTACTTTCGAGCTTCTCGATTTGCTCAAGCGTTTCTTCGAGCCACTTGGCAAGCTTACGTTTAATTGTAATTGCTTTTCTACGTTTTTGCTCAACTTCGATTCTTTTCTTTAGACCTGTAAAAGATATAGTTCTACCTGTCTCTTTACTTAGCCAGGCTGCTACCGCACGATAACTATACTGCTTAAGGTGACGCTTTGCAAGCTCTAAAGCCTCAAGTTCTGACTCAATAGGTAAAAGCACCCTATCGTTCTCTGGATCTACCCTGTAGCCAAACGGTACTTTCTTAGCAATCTTAACTATAGGATGCCATTCTTTTGTGTGGTTCTTGGGAGGTAATGGTAACTGCCAGAACCCTAAATCTCTATCAGGTATTATTCGTTTGAACCTTCTTTTGGTGGCAGATAGAAGATGCCTCCGCCAGATGTTACGTCTACTTTGTCTACCTTACCAAGTCCTGCACGATCTAGCAAGTCCTTAGCTGCAACCATCTTCTCTTTTATGCCTAGCTCAGTAGGGTCATACAGAGCGCCTACCATTGACATAGCAGCTTTAGGAGCAACACGTGCAAAGTAAGTACGTGTCTTCTCACCAATCTCATCCTTAAGAGCTTCAACAATAGCCGCTGTGCTAGATGCAGGATCATAACCTGCAAGCTTCTTAGCTGCTACTGCATCACCGTTAGCCTCATCAAAGAGTACTTCTAGGAAGCGCTGTTGCTTTTCTGTTAGTGCTCTAGCCATGTTGTTTCCTTACCACTTGCCTTGTTTTACGCCTAAGAAGTACATAGCTACTATTAAAGCGCCAGCACCTGCTAATAATACTGCAATACCTACAGCCCAATTAATACAGGTATCTATGAACTCTTGCTTCTTATAGACTAGCTCACGTTGTTCTTTACGTTGCTGTGCTTCTATGCGTACTATCTCGTCCCATGCACTAGGGCCATACGTCCAAGATATGTGTGCCTTAAGCTCTTCTCGCATCTCTTTGAGCTTCTGCTTTTGTGACCATATCTCCAACGCATTAGATTGGTTGTCACCAAACATCTTGTACATAGGAGGGTTCTTAGCCTTATCCTCCAAGAAGTCTAAATCACTAACAGCCTTAGACCACTGAGATACTGCGCCAGTCATAGCACTTATCTCACGACCTACTGATACAGCTTTCTTGATGCCATTGTAAGCTGCTGTAGCGGTAGCCATAGCTGTAAAAGGATCAACCACCTTATTTAACCATAGGCTGCATGACGGTATTGTGATCTCTATTGATGTACTTTAGATCATTCTCTATAAGAGCTACACGTTGCTGTAGTTCAGTAATCCTTGAGATAGTACGGGTTAAAGATCCTAACTCTTCCCATAACTCTTCTACATCACCCCATACATAGGCTATCTCCATAGCGTTATCTAATACGTCACGCTTAAGATTGACGTTATCTTCTATAGCCATACGGGAGCCAAGCTGGCTTACTGTTTCTTCTAGACTAGCTATTGTGGAGGCTTGTTGAGATACCCACCACACACCACCAGCAAGCTGTACAGCCATAGCGGCTACAAGTGCTAAGGGTATCTTAACGTTTTCCATAATAGCTCTCCTAACTATTTGAAACTTTCTGCCACAACATTGCGAATCTCTCCACGAGCAATGCCAATATCATGTAACTCTTTGTCTGACATGTTGGTTAGAATCCAGTAGTCAGCACGGGCTTGTTGTGCTTTCTGTAAGCTTGCAAGAAAGTCTGTGAATGTTTTAACGATTAGTGCGTACATGGTATGTTCCTATGTGTTGAGACTAGCTCCATTGCTAGACTTACATAGTTATACTCATGTTAGCGCTATTTACCTCTACTAAGTTTGCATACCCGTTATGCTAACCTACAGGGACAAACGTCTCAGTTACAGTAAGGATAGTGTCGATATGACCAGCGGAAGTAGGGACGTTTTGTATCTTATCACCAGGCTGTAGTACTAGATCAATGTCAGAAAAGGAAACGTAATCACCAGCATTCAAACTCTTGCCTGACAGAAAGTGAGACGTGTAAGAATCAGCTGCTACATACCATTCTACATCTACAGAGTTTGTACTCCCACCACCATTAACTACGTGGATGAATGTAACCTCAGCTACACAGTTAGCAGGGCATGTATATACAACCTCTGTAGCAGTGCCACTGTTGTGACCATACACAGAACGCATACGTGCTGGTTTGCCCTGATTGAGTACACTCATTACTCGTCAACCCACGCTTCATTCTCTGGTGTGCTAGGATCATCTGCTATGTAGTGACCCTTAGATGTACGAGCACGTTTCTTACCCTTAGGTGCTACAGCCTTCTTAGCTTTCTTAGGCTGTGTAGCTGCAATGTCAGCTTCCTCACAGATAGCATTAACGTTAGGGTCTTTACTCTGTACGTTACCGTAGTTGTCTTCACCAGCTGACTGGTTACCCATAGAGTCCCACACGTAGCCATGCTCATCTACACGGTAGCCCTTAGCTTCCAGTGCTTCTTGGTATTTATGGTAATACTTCATTACTTACTCTTTTTCATTGGACGTTCTGCTGGGTTAGACGCACCACAGTAACCGCCTTTGTTATAGCCCATCTTCTTCTTAGCCATGCCACCCTTGTTGTACTTAGCGAAGGATTTACCCTTCATAGAATCTTTACCGTACCTGATAATGTTATCCTCGTCCTGCATAACCTTGTTAACGTTTGTATTCCGCTCTTTTTCATAGTTACGAAGCAATGAAGATAACTCTTTTTCCATCTGCTCCTTACCAGCAGTGCCTCTATCTTTATACTTTTCTCGTATAGCTTTTACTTCTGACGCAAACTTCTTATCCTTTTTATCTTTGTTTTTGACAAAGTTATCCAGAGATGCTGTTTTTGCTCTACGTGATGTTGTCATGTTGTGTATTCCTCATCCATGTGTTGATCTTTACAGTCCCACCCTTGGCAGGACTTCTCTTGACTACAAACAAACTTAAACTTACTACAAGCACCTAAGCCAGACTCAATGTTCAATGACTTGAGAGTACGAGCACGGTTGTCAAAGTAATCACAGTTACCACAGGTCTTTAGCTCAGCCATCTCTGTAGGCTTATCCCAAGCCTTGCCTAGCTCCTCAGCAGTAGCACCATACATCCAGTATGTCTCTGCACGGTCACGGTTCTTAGGGTCTACCTCAGGTGGCTCCCCTAACATCAAACTCATCATCATGTTCGTTACTTCCTGTATTTTGCTGTCTTCTTCGCAACTTTCTTAGGTTGAGGTACATGCTGCTTACCTGCAGCCGTGCCTTTGCGTTTAGCTCTGGTTGTAGCGGCATACTCACTGCTGCTAAGAGACTTAATAGCCTTAGCAGGAAGATAACGTTCCCCAGTCTTAGCACTAGGTTTACCACTCTTGGTACGCCACTTCTGGTCACCCCACTTCTTTAAGGACTTCTGAGGCTTCTTCACGACTTGTAGCCTCCACCCTTAGCCTTATACTGTTTGGCTACCATCTGAGCCTTACGTGCTGACCACTGCCCAGGCTTACCACCCTTACTGCCAGCCTTTACTTTAGCTACAAGGTTCTTACGCATAGTAGGCTTAGTGTAGTTACCTGCTGCATTAACTGTTGATTTAGACTTAGCCATTATGCTGGCTCCCCATTGTAGCTTAGAGCTACACAGTTAGGCACTATCGTAGCATAACTATACTGCTCTTTAATCTTACGTGCCTCAGCTACGATAGAAGCCTGACACTCTTCCACACTGCTAAACACATACGGACTAGTCAATACCTGGCAATGCTCAGCTAAGGCAGACATACATACCATCATAACACCTAGAGTACCTATGCTTACCATTTTACTTTATCAGCCCAGTACGCAGCAGAGAGCTTACCCTTCTTGATATTCTTAGCATGTCTAGCCTTGAAGGATGCACGTTTCTTCTTCATGCGATCAGATTCACCTGCTTTAGGCTTACCTGCTGTGGACGCTCCCTGTTCACC